TTCGCTTGTCTGATACCATCTAATGTTCCTGTCTTGTTCCTCAAACCACTTCATCAGCCAGTTCCACTGCTCTTGCACCCTTACTCGGTAATACTTGGTCATTTAGTTCTCCTCCTAACGATCCATTTCATTAACTAATTCGCTTGCCCAAGTATAAAAAGCTGGACAATGTTTAGCGACATGTTTGTCTAAATTGTCTCCTGATGCAATATTTACATTATTTGTAAAGTCACATAACCAATAGAAGATGTCATAGCCTAATTTGTATGGTACGTTGATATTTAACCCTTGTGTTTCATTAAGATATACCGAGTACAATATCTGTAAATGATAACCATTGCTTGGATATTCGTATCCATAGTGATATACGTAATTATCTTCTTTTAACTCACGTGTCTCTATGGTAATATCTCTTTCGTTAAATTCTTCAATCATAGTAGGAACATAAAGGCAATTCATAGTATATTTATTCCTATTTAATATATCTTCATCCGATACTGTTTGTGGGTCAAACTTAAATCGATCCACCCAATTAAATAAGAATAACATTATCGGTAGTGCAACTATCGACACTCCAAAGAACATAAATGCAGATACATTCCACCACAAATTGTTGGGATCTATATCTGTGATAGCACTTGTGATTCCAAATGTTGTCATTGTAATTGCAAAGAAGACAATCCAAAAGATAAGATATCCAAAGGAATGATTTTTGTCACTGTACTCAAATAAGTCTTTCTTATGATATTCTTTAGCTGCTTTGAGAAAGTTGTGATCCGTAATCTTGTATTGGTAATCACTTTGTTGTCTCAAGCGATATTTAATTGTCTTAACGTCATATTTAGGGACAATGTGTTGTAACGTTTCCTCGGTGACTTTCATTATTCATGCACCTCACCAAAACGATTTTCTTTATAATGTTCAATTGATCTTGCTTCAGCATTAAAGTCCATATAATCTTGAAGAGAATTATCAGACCTACTTTTGCTCATTCTTGCTCTCGTGTCTAAATGATCAATATATTTTTGTTTAATATCAAAGTATTTATCGGCAAGTTCTTTATCTTCAAGATTTTCAAAAGATTCTGATACTTCCCAATCATCACTAGACAGTCCATTTTTAACATGACGAATTTTTATATGCTCTAGATCTTCCACTAACATGTTGTTTCCTTGAATAAAATCAACAATAGCCCATTCAGCCACATTTAATTGTGTAAATATTCCATATACCTTTTCAGCTCCATAAAATGTTCCCTGATAAGTTAAAGCATACAATTTTCTGAATTCTTCTTGATTTTCCATTATTTACCTCCTATAAGCCCCGTCATATCAACGTTTTGAAATACAAATTTGTTGATAAAATATTTGTTTTATTTAATTTGCATCTGCATATCTTTTCAAAACAAACAACAATACATCCAATTTTATTGTTGGATCAGCACAACTATGTTCAACGCTATTTATAAGATTCAACAATTTATCTTTAGTAAATGCTACATCAGATTTATTGACCATATCATTATTAATTTGATCATATAATTTCTCATTTTCGTTCACCAATCTCAATATTGTGTTGGTAGAGTTTGACAACAATTGACTTTCTAAGCTCATTTCTATACCCCTTCAAATTTTATATTTATAGATCAATAACACATCATCCGTAGCAGCTCTATCGTGAGCACTGGGTGTTTGTAACCAACGAGCCTTGTTTGTGCTAATCCCAATATTGTTGGCTAGAACATTTATATTATCTGCGACATCTACAAATTTATCACCAATGTAAGCTGCATAACAATATGTTCCACGTACACTTCGTGTCATTCAATCACCTCATTCTATTTTACGTAATTACATTTTTATTATATTAAAAATAGACCCACAGAGCTTAAAAGTTATAATCTTTTGCTCCATGAGTCTACTATACTCTTTGTTTTAATTAACGTCAATACTTTTCTTTTAAGAATTAACAGTTTCTTTTTGTACTGACTCGATACGTTCCTTTGCAGTGTCAAAATATTTTTTATTTAATTCAATACCTAAAAATCTACGATTTAAATTAGCACATGCAACACCAGTTGAACCTGATCCAGCAAAAGGGTCTAGTACCATATCATTCTCATTGCTGTGAATCTTCAATAAATGTTCCATTAATTGTACTGGCTTTTGTGTTGGATGGAATTTCTCCTTACCAGCTACAATTGGACATCTGAATTCTGGACGTTCATATTTATCATCTTGACGATTAAATGTCCATTTGGCTTTCTTGTTTACTGCTATAATAGCAAATTCATAATCAATAATATATCTGCGATCACGATTACGTGGCATAGGATTATTCTTAATCCACCTAAACAAGTCTTTTACAACAAACCCATTATCTTCAAGTTTATCTGCAATGGCAGGTAGATTACGCCACGCATTGAAGATAATTACACTTCCATCTTTCTTTACAATTCTGGGTAGGTGATCGATCCACGATAATATATCTGCATCATGATCCCACTCACCAAAATCGATTCCACTTCTACCCATAGTATCAAAATGGTTAGCTTTGGCAATATTGAAAGGTGGATCTGAAAGCACTAAATCAATGCTATTGTCTGGTATTAGTGTGTGTGTGTGTGTGTGTGTGTGTACGAAGAACATCCAGACAATCTCCTTGTACCATAATCTGTTTACTCATTTATTGTCTCCTTATTTTCTACGTTAATACTATAATTAGTAATTACAATTTCACTAGATTTCTTACTTTTATTCATTCCATATGTCCAATTGACATCTTCAATATTATAGTCTGACCATAACTTCCTAATTTCTTCTGTTCCATTGTATGTGATCAGAAAAGGTATATTATCAATATTATTCATAACGTCTCTAAACCATTGGTGGTTAAAATCTTTATGCATTGAACCTTCGATACCATACAAGTTAGACTTAATATCATAGGGTGGATCAGCAAAAATGAATGCATTATCATATTCAATATTTCTTGTGTACATTGGTAAAGACAATTCCATTGGGCTATTGTGCACTTCAAACTTATTGCCAATATCTTTGAAGTCTAGCAGTCTATCAACTATCTTTTTGGTGAATCTAGTATCGGCAGAAGCTTGAGAGTATCCACCAGATAATGTTGTTCCAGAGAACGAACACCGATTAACGATATAAAACATTGTTGCATCTGCTACTGTGTTGTTCTTAGAATGAATAATCTTGTTTTGAAAACTTTTAAATATCTCTTTGTCCACTCTACCTATGCAAGGAACAATCATAGAATGTAATGCTTCAGGATACTTGATTAACATTTGCCAGAAATTAGTTAATGGTTTAAAAGCATCATAAGCGATTACTCTATATCCTTTATTGATTAAATAGAGTTCAAAACTACCACCACCCAAGAATGGCGATATAACTGTATCTACTCCATCTGGAATCATGTCATATAACAATTTACATGCACGGCTCTTTCCACCAGGATACCTTAATGGACTTTTGTAATTACTCAACAGCCGCAACCTCTTTTCTAATTGACCAGAGGTCTGGCTTGGACTTGATGTACATATAGACAGCTTGCCTACCGACACCATTCTCATCTCCCACAACTCGATATGGAATGTGATTACGAATTATATATTCAAGATACTCTTTGTCATGCCAATTATATTTAATGCTTTTACCTGTGTATCTTGTTCTCTTTAGCCATTTATGGTGTTCAATAACTCGTTTATCATTTTCAATTAAATCATTGTTGCACCAATCTGTTCCATATTTCATATCTAGATAGTGTACTAGATTGTTTTGCCTTAGTCTCATTTCTTCACGAACATTCATAATACTCCCTCCTTTATTACGTCATTACCCTCTTCTATATTTTCAAAAATGGTCTTAATCAATAATTCTGGTATAGCGCTGCGATTATTGTAATTAGTGATACCTATGCTGCCGTCGCCCAATTGCCTTCCACCGCCACGTTTACCCAAATAGTTACGTGCTTTATTTATCGAATTATCTAAGTTCAATTCTTTATTACTGTAGAATATAGTTGGTTTTTGTGGAAAATTATCATCGTAGTTGTTGTACCTTGTTTTATTCTTGATTCCACGAAAGTCTACTATATCTTCAAAATAGTACCAAATTTTGCTTGTCATTGGATTCTCTATGATCCATGATTCTGGTTGATAATGTTCAATAATACAAATAGTATTTAAAGCACACGCTTCACCATTCAACCTATTTCTAGCAGAGTCTTCAAAAGTTGGAATGTTATGAGCATGATTCACATCTCTTGCATGTGCTAACTGTTTACTAGACCTAATAGTGAATTTACTATGCCATTTACTACCGTCTTTAAATGTTGCATCAGAATCATACCAATTGACATTACCACCCTGTATTGCACTGGCATTAGACCAACTCTCACATGGTGGACTAGCTATAATTACATCAGGCTCAGGTAATTTATCTAACTCATTAAATAATGTATTGCCACCGAAATATGAATCGTTACATGCCAAATCTAGTTCTAAGAAGTCTGCACGATTTTCGTGTAACATATCAACTCCTACTGAATATACTTCATAGTCTGGAAAATATTTAGATAAAGCCTTCTTATATGATCCAGTGCCACTATCAAATAATGCCCAAACAACCTTGTTCACTTATTATACCTCACTTATATTTATACGTCATTAGTTTTCTTTATTATTTTCAATTTCTGCGATTCTATCAGCTACTAATTTAACTACTGGTACGGTCACAGAATTACCAGATTGCTTATATAATTGCGATTCTGGTACACCAACATTCTTGGCTGCTTCAAACTGCCAATCTTCAAATCCTTGTAATCGCCATGTTTCAAGTGGTGTAAATTTTCTAATCCATATTCCATTTATACCATCTCTTTTAGGTACAACAACACCCAATTGACCACCAGTAGTCAACGTTTGACTGCGTTGATGTTGTACACGTCCACGTCTAGTCTTACTTCTTGGATATCCTAAATCAATTCCATCGCCAATATCGGCAACATCATATCCTTGTTTGGTACCATTCCTAACAATTAGTCCGTCTTGTCTTCTTTCCCAACGGGGGTTGTAAGAGTTCGCATCTGATCTTCCGATAGGAAATACTCTTTCTCTTGCCCCCCCATGTTCTTCTCTAAGATGTCCAACAATGTAGATTCTCTCACGATTTTGTTGTGTGAACTCGGTAGAGTTGAAAACGTTCCATTCCACATCATACCCGACCGATTCCATTTCAAGGATGACCCTTGCAAAGTCCCATCCTCCGTTGCTTGATAGCAAGTTTTTAACATTTTCCATGAGGAGATACTTAGGCTTGTCTTTTTGATCTGTTTCTTTAAGGAGTCTGATAACTTCAAAGAACATGCTTGATTTTTCTCCTTGGAGTCCCTCAAGTCTTCCAGTAAGACTGAGATTTTGGCAGGGTGATCCGAACGTCCATACGTCTGCTCTTGGTAATTCTGTTCCTTTAACTTTTTGAATGTCATGTCCTTCATATTCACCTTCCGTATTGTAGATTGCTTTGTAACTTTTCCTAGCCCATTCATCCCATTCTACGAAACCAACAATATCAAAGCCAGCTTGTTCGAAGCCAGATCTGAAACCACCGATTCCAGAGAATAAATCTAATACCTTCATTTACTTACCTCTCAATTGTTCCAATGGAACTTCAATTTGTTTGCCAAAGCGACTTAAAATAGCAGTCATATATGCACCACGATTATTAATTGATCTAAGTCGATAGATATGATGCTTATATCTCATTTTTGTCATAATTAACTCCTTTATCTAAACGTCATTAGTTTTCTATTCATACAATTTAGTCACTTGAATATCGTAGTCTTCACCACGTTCTAATTCTTCCGCTGGTGTTAACATGCAATCTTCAATATATTGCCAACATGCTTCTTCATTCGTAAATACTCCGTCAATATCATAGCCATCCATTGGATTAAAAATAGCACAATATACTGTTTTACCTAATTTCATAATATTCACCCCTTATAAACCTTGATATAATAGGCTTTTGAAAGCCAAAAATATTAGTAAAATTTAACTTTTACTTATCCGAAGTTCTTAGCTTCTTGTTCTTGTAACCTGTATTTACCGATCTGTTCATCAATTTCATTTAATGCAAATACTAAATCAGAATAATGTTCTTCATTTGGAGAACTCTTAAATGCTTTCATCGCACTACGTAATGCTTTATCTGGCTCCATCAAATTATCTTTTAATACCTTCAATTTATTGTGCAAATATTTATTCAGACTATCATTGATAAATGATTGCAGTTCAGGGTTAACCTTTACTCCGCTGTTCATATTTACATTCTCATGGTCTTCTGCCCAGCATGTAATGATTGTTTTATTCTTAGTATTAACGATCATAGTTACATCGTCTTTAGCAAGAACTTCTGTATTGTCTTCTTTACCCTTTTCCACATAATTACATGTGTTTAAAAACTGAATGATCCACGGTTGTAGAACGTTACCATAGATAGCAAAGCGTTCTTTTAATCTTTGTTGTGCGTGTTTTGTTACCTTATATTGTGTTGCGTTTTGTACTGCCATTTTTATTTCACCTCCTTAATTATGTAGGTCAAAACGAGCATTACTCGTAATGACTTTCGATCACCGCACGTAGGTCATATCCAAGATCATCTAATATAATTGGCTCAAATTTCTTTGTGGTACCGACTACCTTCATCCTAAAGTCATGTGTTCTAGGAACAATTACTTCAACTGGAATTTGATATTTTTTAGCGAACAACTTGAATCTATTACTTGCCGCTGTATCAATTCCATATGGTGCCTTGAATGAATTCTTAATGTCTAACACATGTTTTAGATTTTCTTGTTCGTCATAGATAACGAAGTCTGGTGTATATTTCATTGATCTGATACTTAACAGTCCATCATATACTTCAAACTTTGGTATCAATTCAAAACTGGGATGAACTTTATACTTTAAACCAGTATCTTCGATGAAGTGTCTAAAGAAATCTGCTTCCTTGGTGCTATCAAATTTATAGCCTTTATATTCGACTTTCTTGCCAAAATAACCGCCTGCTTGGTTCATATTTTCTTGTCCCCTATAAGTAAAATACCTCCTTATATAAAGAAAAGAGCAGTCAACCTAATGACCACTCTCTTAATATACACCATTTATTATTTAACGTCAATACTTTTCTACTAAATTTACCAATTAAACTTCGTAGCTGATATCGTCAATGGTCTTATCTTCACGTAAAGCTTTGTACGTAGGGAATCTGAGACTGATAACTGGTAGTCCCTTAGAATTTAAATCATTTTCAGTCCCTGTCGATTTAGATTCTTCAAAATACTGGCAGTCAATGATATGTCCTACAATTTCATCTGGGTGCTCCCAGAAGTAATCTCGTTCTTCATCAGTAAAACCCGATCCTACTTTTACGTCATTACCTTTGTAATCAATGTGAATTCCACCAAGTGTTCCAGCATTCTTGCCAGTACCCTCAAATACATCTGTAACTAGAACATCGGCATTATAAAACTTCTTAATCTTTAACAAATCATTAGTACGCTTTGTTACATATTTACCATCTGATAAGTTAGCCATTAATCCTTCCCATCCGTTGGGTTTAACTAATTCATCTTGTAACTTAGTAATCATTGATTGGTCTCGTCCTTCGTATAAATTCTGAACCATGAATAACCTAGTTAATTCGTAATCTAATTGAGCTTGTACAAAAGCGTTAGCTAATAATTGCTTACGTTGTGTAAATGGCATTTTAGATTCACCCTGTTCAAACTCAGATAAAGGCAATGCGTCAAACACATTATAGGTGATGTTTGATTTATCAGCGCTATCTGAACGTAAGATCTTACCAGTTTCTCTAAATAGGTCTTCTGTAGCTAAATCATAATCATTTGAAAGTAGCAACTCGCCATCTAACACCATACTTTGAGTAGGTGTCCCATAACACAATGATAACTGTTTAGCCACGTCAATAGCTTCTTCCTCTTGACTACCAAGTCCATTAATTTCTAGACCTTTACGTGTAAAGAATTGTGCTGTACCAACACCATCGGCAAATTTAACAATACATACTGAACGATGTCCATCTAGTTTCTGCGTCAATACAAACGACTTTCCATTAAGCTTTTTAGAGTATCTGCTTAAAGGGTGTGCTAATTGACATCCAAATTCACGAATGGTACCTTTGCCCAATGCTTTGTTAATTGATTTTGCTGTAATACCAACTTTAAGATTATTAGTGAAGACTTTCTTCAAAAATTCTTGTATATTTTCATCTTCAAATGCATTGATATAATCTTGTACAATTACCACATCTTCATAGCGCCCCGTGTTGTGTAATTTAAGATAACGCATGATTTGTTCAAAGTTATATGTTCCATCATGGTATATGAAATCATCAAGTAAAGTAGTTTCTTGATTAATCTTCTTATCACTCAAACCTGTATGAATGAACTCGTCATATACAAATTTAAGTGTTTTAACAAACAATTCATTGTCTGCATTCTCTTTAATAATGGCAATTTTGTCGTTCTTACCAGGGGTATTACTAATCTTATCAAAAATATCTTTAATTTCAATTACTCGTTCGTCCATTACTTATCCTCCCAATTTTCCATTGTGCTAATTAAATAATCATCAGTGTACATAACATTTACATATGAATCTAGTAGATATTCTAAATCAAGACTACTTTCGTCTAAATCTATCATATAAGGTTCATTGTCCCAATATTCATCAGTAACAATGAATTCAACACCTTTAACACCTTTAGTGCTTTGACACCACTGTAATAATACTAAATTGTCTGTGTGAAGCTCTTCTTGAATCATTCTTTGAACATTTATAAATGCATCTTTGTATTGACCATATGCAGCCTTAAATTGATCCATATTCTGATTTAATGTTATAGCAGCTGCATCCTCATAAAATAGTTCTACCATTTTTTGTTTATCTGCTAAATCACTGTTTGGTATTGCCCCTAATGCCTCGATTCCAAAATCCATTGATCCATAACCTACATGATTCATAATATTGTCCTCCCTAAACTTCTATCTTATTTAATTTGTTTGTAGCACTTTATATTGATCAACCCACATTTCCTTTTCTGTAGGCGACTTTCCCCATTTACCATCTTGAAGAACAATCTTGGGTTTTACCTTGCTGTTCTCAATGGTAATCAAACTACCTTCTTGAAATTTGGCGCTATTCCAGTTCCTCTTTCCAACGAAAGCATCTGTCATCTTTCCATACTTGATTGAGTATAATGTTACACGTATCTTATTAGATAATACTTTTAAGCTAGTTACATAAGCATATTTAGCCGGCATACGTTCATCAGAAGTCCTACATGTTCCTAAATATTTCATTTCATTATTAAGCATATCTAAAGTACCAAAGCTATTGTCTTCATGACTTTGTTCATACTCTAAACACTCATGATATTTCTTAAACTTATTAGCCAATGTTTTATTACGTGGTTTGTAATTCTTGTCAAAATTGGCAAACACATCGTCTAATTTCTTAGACCCACCAAATTCATCGAAGAAACCTAGTTCAATCAAACTAACAATTTTTGACTTGTTAATACTGGTTAATTTACGTTCGAACGTATAGGACACGTCATCACTTTTCTTAATATTCTTGTCTAATTGTTTAATATGATCTAAGTCAAATTGCTTAAACAAATTAACTACTGGAATATTTTGTGAATTATGTGTGATATAACTGTTGTCGTAAATCTCCATTAGCAAATCTGTAAATGAGCCAAATTCTTTATTACGTAATGTGTATAGATCATCACCTACTTGAGCATTGTTCCCTTTAATAGGAGCTGTTCCTTCATAAATCGCATTGTGCTCTTTGTCCATATAATACAATCCACGAGATTTCCTAAACTTAGCTGGATTAATTGTAATTCCATGAGATGATGCAAAAGACTTAATCTTATTGATTTTTTCTTGGTCATCTTTCCAAATCTCAAATGCAGCTGTACAGAATTCCAATGGATAATAATATCGTAACCATGTAGCAATATATCCAATATATGAATAAGCCATCGAGTGGTTAATAGAGAAACCATAATTAACAGAATCCATGAACACTTGGATGAAGTCATCTGCAATCTGCTCAGTATGTTCTTTATCTTCACCATACTTCTCGACCATAGTTCTAATAAACGCTGGTTTGATCTTAGGAACTTCTTCATCCATAATGCTTGGCATTTTTTTGGCCAAACCTTTTCTTATCACATCCGCATGACTTTCTGACCATCCGCACATTTCATGAAGGAACCTGGTCTCGTCTTCTTGATATACCATATAACCAAGAGTCGGTGCTAAGAAATCATTTAATACTTTTGAGCCATTATCTTTTGATATTCCTTCTGTAACAGCTTGAACATAACTTGCACCCGATGGTCTTTGAGCTGCATTAGCTAAAGATAATAAATCAATCAAACGCACGTTCGGAACATCTGTTCTTATTTTACTCAATGTTTCATCAGAAAACAAGTCTTTTAATATTTTCCCAGCACGATCACCTTCAAATTGGAAAATACCAATATTAGATTCTCGCATTGATTTCCATACTTTTTCATCTTCAAAATCAACAATATCAGTTGAATCTGGTGTTAAGAATGGTAGTTCAGCTAAATCACACGTCTTTGAAATTAGTCCAATATTATCTAGTCCCAAGACATCAAATTTAGTCCAATTACAATAATCAATTTCCTTCATTGCGACTTGACTCGTGGGATATGGCCACCCCTTAACTGTTTGTGTTCCCATTACATCATCAATTGGATCTGTGTTCAAAACAATACCAGCTGCATGTCTTCCAAATGAATCAATAGTACCAACTATTTCCTTTGCCATATCAAAGAGTTGTTTATGTTCTTGATATAGCTCATCTGGATAATTTCCATCGTCATCAATTTGATTGCGAATACTTTGAATATATGCTGGTTGTCCTTTGTATTTATCTAAACCATCCGCAATTGCTTTAATTGCACCTTTCAAGCCATATGTGTTAGCTGTCATAATAGAAGCTGCGTGTAATTGTGGATTGGTTAATAGCCATTTTTGCATTGTAAGTTTATCTTCACCGCTGAAATCGTGATCAATCCTCGATACCGTCTGTTACCAGATATTTTCAATAACACATAATGCGTGTTCGGAGTAGACTATCTTATCATCTCACTATGTGAGAGCCTCTCGCTTTGAGCAAATTGGTATTTCTGTTTGCTCTACTCTACTTGATTCAGCAATAATACTGTCTTTCGATAGTCGTTCGACCTTCCTATAAATAGGCTTGGCACAGATATTGTCCTTGTATAAGGATTTCTACTGTTAGCATAGAATTTAATCTACACACCCCGTTCCATTGGGTTCAAGAGGTTTTCGGGTAGGATCACTCCTACGAGGGACTGTTGAGTTAATCCGCTAGGTTAACACGTTCAGGGTTCATAAACCTTTCAAAATTTAAATGATATTTAATACTGTCCATTTCTGTACTACCAATTAAATATGCTATTAAAGACCCAGAAACCGATCCACGGCCATAATTAATTGGTATGCTTTGACTTCTAGCCTCGTCACACATTGCTTTATCAGCTAACATATAGTTAATTGCACCATTATGCTTGTAGACTTTATACTCATGTTTTACTCTATCGAGATAAACTTTTTGCTCATCTTTGGGTTTATCTAATATTCCACGTTTCTTTAGCCCTTCTATAATATCTTTTTGAAATTCTTTTTCTGGATTCTTGTGCAATTGAGGATATTTATGACTACGATCAAGACCAAACTCTTCAATTTGGTCTACAATTTCCATAGTTAAGTCCAAAGCACTTTCGGCTTGTTCTCTAGTTAATACTCCTTGTTTCTTGAATGACTCCAACATTTCATCGTAATCTTTACACCACAATTCAAAACTATCGTCATTACTGTAATTATTAGCTTTACCCTTTTTAATAATTAATCGGATATCATTATGACGTTTATTCAATGCATGAATATCATTCGCAGCTATTAATCTTAGTCCATACTTTTCTGACAAGTTAATCAAAAACTGATTATATTCTGCTTGATCAAGTTCATTATGAGGTTGTACTTCTAGGAATACCCGACTCTTATTCTGAACAATGAAATCAATCCACTTCTGGAGATCATTTTCGTCACCATCAATTTGCTTGTCAGATTGGTGATCATAATGTGGGCGTAATTGATTCAATGCACCAGCCAAACATGATGTTGTAACAAAAATGTTATCGCTTGTATTTTCTAACTCACTAAATAGAATTCGTGGCTTGAAATAATAATGTCCATCATCACGATTGAATGATGCAGATGATAGCTTATTTATTTCTTTAACGCCTTCCCAATTCTTAGCAATCAAAATTGTATGGAAGCCACGATTTTTATCTTCTAATCTCATAGTCACATATGCTTCAATGCCATGGATGTATTTCATTCCAGCTTCTTCAACACCAAGCTTATGTTTAATCCAACGTGCTACATTCCCATGATTGGTGAATGCTACTGCTGGTAGATCATGCTCTTTGGCATAATTGATATAATCGGTATACTGGGTAACAACTTCAAAATATCCACCAGCATTAGACTCGTCAGTATGTTGATGAAGACTGACCCACTTTTTCATACTCGTATAACCTCCTACTTATAATTAACTTTAATAATTCAACTTGATTACTATATTGCTATAAGAAATATAAATTTATTTCTTTTCTTGCTTCTTCCTGTCCCCGTTCTACTATTAAATTATTAACAGCTACTTGAGTTTATATAACAATCCACAAGCGTAAATTTCCGACTAGCCATCGGTACATATTCAAATAGTATTTTAATAAGCTAATTTGAATTTAGAAGTAATACAGATGTTTTCACTAGCGTTAATATCTCTATCTAGGTGAGATCCACAATTTGGACAATCCCATGCTCTAATATTCAAGAACTTTTGATTCATCTTTCTAAACTTTTCATTATAAAAACCACACTGAGAACACGTTTTAGAACTGGGATAGAATCTGTCTACTAGATGTACTGGTATTCCTAACCATTGACATTTGTATACTAATCTGGTTCTAAATCTGTAAAACTTTTGTTGTTGTACTTGTCTAGCCAAATGATGATTTTTAACCATTCCACTAATGTCTAAATCTTCAATTGCAACAAATTGTGGCTTGGTTCTCACCACATCGGCAATAATTTTATTCTGGTAATCATTTAGGATATTGGTGATTCTACTATTGAGTCTAAGAATCTTATTTTGTGTTTTCGCTAGATTAAAGTCAGTAGTAGCTCTTTTCTCGTAATTATTCGCCCTAAGTCGTCGTTTATAATCTTGATATTGACGAGACTGTTTCCTTTGTAACCTTCTTAATTGTTTTCTGAACTTTCTAATTCTAATTGACTTATTAAGATTCTTGTAAACTACGCCATTATTTAAAATAGCAAAGTCTTTAATACCTAAATCTATTCCAATGGACTCACCAATAAGCTCTATTTTTTTAAAATCTGGTTGTTCAACCAAAGCGGTTAAATAATACCTCCCTGCACGTTCTTTGATTCTACCAGAAACAATTCTGAATTCATCACCTATTGGAATATATCCTCTTTCTTTATATTTGACAAAACCAATTTTAGGTAACTTTATCTTATAATCATCACGTTTGATGTTATGTTGTCTATTATCTGAGCAAAAATAATAAGACCCCTGATGCTTTTTAAAACTTCTAAATTTAGGTCTTCCTCTTTCATGCCTGAAAAAAGCTTTCATATTAATGTCAGCATCAATCATAGCTTGTTTTACATGTTTGGCGTAATATTCTTTTATCCATAGATCTTTCGGATGTTGTTTAAGGTATTCGTTATTGAACCATTTAGAAAAAGCATATGCATCCATATATTTAATATCAGCATTTTTATCATAATTATTATTATTAATTTCAAGGAATTTATTGTACACCCAACGACTGACACCAATGTAGGAATTTATAAGTTTTTGCTGTTCCTTATTGAGCTTTAATTCTAATTTATAAGTCATTCTCATCTAACCACCTCTTTTTTTCTGCGTCAATACTATTTTTACTTTCATTGTCTACAGAGAGATTATTATCTCCCAATAATGCATCTAAATCTTGTTCTGGTTCTAATTCACCCAAAATAGCATTTTCTTCTTTAAACTTGTTCGTAGAGTGATAAGCACAGAGTTTGTTGCAGTAATAATTATCTGGATCATATGGATAATGTATCTCCAAATAGCTTTCTAGGTCTTCAATATTCTCAAAATCCAGAATCTCATGACACCTGTCAATCACTTGCGATGCTACTTCATTTACACTATTAGTATTTACATTAATATTAATGAAATAATTAGTAATATAGAATTCTTCCTTAATTTTTTGAGGCATATTTTCTAGGTTATTTTGTACTATTGCTTCTTGAATCATAAGAGTAGAATCTACTGTGTCATACCCAAGCTTTTTCAATTTGGTCTGTAATTTTTTCTCCATCTTTTCCACCCATTTAGAACGCTCTTGGATAGATGTTTTCCATTTACCGTTTTCTTGTAGGAAATGTACTGTACAATATTTCATCATATCGAATTTGCATTCGATGTCATCATAATCTAAATTATTTTGTTGATGAAATCCCATAGCATATAACATCAATTGCATTGATTTCTCTGGTAATTTTGATTTACTGAAGCCAGACTTACTCGATGATTTATAATCAACTAAGATGCGTTTACCATCTTTTGTTTTGAATCGTGAATCGACATATCCAATAAACACAAATTTCTTACCATTATCATCTGTTAAAACAATCAAAACAGGTAATTCATTTTTCACATCTGCGTCTTTAATGACATCAGTATGTTCAAAATAATGCGAAATGTTATTCAAATAACCTGCTTTGATTTTGTCATTATCAAAATGATATGATGCTGGATCTGCTGCCCATTTATCAACAAACGATTCCCATTCTTTCTTCATATCATCGTATGTTAATTTGCCCTCATAATAACCCTGAATAGTATCATGACATTCTGTACCAAAGATTGTATAAACATTATCTGTATTCACCTTTTCATGATCGATATATTTCATCTTATATTCCCACGGACAGTTATGAAAACTGTTGATCATAGAAAAAGACCAAATACGGTCTACATCATATTTCTTTTTTAATGCTTCTTTTTGTTTCCAATTTAAACGCACGTCGTTACTTTCCTTCTTTCTATTTGTTTGTAACTGGAATGCGATATTTTAATAGGTAATTCCAGATTTTGTACCCTTTATCAATTGGCGAATCTTTTTCTCCAAGAATCCCAAATTTATCATAAATATAACTAGCTTTTCTATATGGTAGGAATCTCTCCGCTTGTTCTTTCAAATAATCTTTTTGTTCCATAACATCTTTATCAAATGCTATGACTATTTCACAGTCAATAGGTGTATTTTTCAGTATAAAGGAGACTTGATCCTCTGACAACGTATGCCCACCCAAAGCCACAGAATTGCTCTTATCGCCATTCATAGTGGACTGTTTGAGCACTGACTTCTCACCTTCAAATAATATTAAAACTCTGGTTTTATCCACATTTTCTTTTGCTAAATTCCAGCCATATAGATTTTCTGTCTTCTGATATCCATTAATATAATTCCAATACTTAGGAACACCAATCAGCTCTATTTCTTCATCAGATAATGTCGTTCTTCCTTTAATTCCCACAACTTTGTCTGACTTTTCCCAATCAAAATGTGGGAAGATAATTCTACTTTGTTCTGGATCATAGCATATCTTAAATTGTTCTGTTACTTCGGGAGATATTCCCTCTTCAAGAATATTCTTGTGCGGTAACATGATAAATTTATTTAAGACACTTTCATCATATAATCTATTTGGACTTGGATCATGTAATGATTTACCAGTAACAAACCGCCTTAGTAGTTTTAGGGGATCAAGCTTCTTTTCACCACGTTTATTAGATAGTCCTAGAACAGAGTGAATAAAATTTACGGTTGTCTTAAAATCTGTACCCTTAACTTCTTCTAATAATCCAATTAAATCTCCACCATATCCGATTTCATAAGCAGCTGAATACAAATTTTGATCAATCTTAATAAGGACAGCAGTTTTGTTTATCATATCTGGCAAAGCACAACGAATCTCGTCTTGCTTAGAAAACCAAATATCATGCATTCCCACAGCTTCTAAAATATTAACAATTCTAGAACTATCTTCTGCGATATATTCTTTTAACTCTTTGGCTTCCAATTTTTCGCCTCCTCATTTATCGCATATATCTATACTACAACAATTATTAACTAGCGTCAATACTTTTCTTTTGAAGATGCAAAGATACTTTTGTAAAAAATCAATTTACAATTTAATTTGTGCTATAATGATTATAGTTGATGTGAAGGGTGCTGTCTCTCTATTTCACTGTTCAATTAAAGGAACGAGGGATTCTATGGATAACTATAGCAGCGCCTCTATGCAAGGTTTATATAACTGTGATGTTCTGCTTAATCCATCGCAAGGTGTGTTGGGTAGGATGTGAATATAACTGGAACCTAAAAACAGAAATGTGTTTGATGGAATCGCACATTGTATAGAAGCTCTGCATGGATTACCAACAGGACTACAATATGCAATCGTGGCTTCATTACTCATAGGAACTGTTATATGTTTTAGTATAATATTCTAGTCGGTCACAAAAAAAGAACCGTGTGCGTACGGTTCTTAACGACTGTTATTATATATGATATGTTGTTGAGACAGTACCACTATCATCAACTAAGGGGTCAACATATTACCAGTATGTTGGCTCTTTTTCTTTACAATCCTATAATAGCACAATATGTTCTGCTTTTAAATCATTTTGTCTACTTTTTGCATCTTTTACATGTCATTCTTATACATCTGCATACTTTCAAGCGCCTTGCAAAGTCTTGTCATTATTATGTACACTAGGCATTTCTGCCTAGCTTAAATCTTTAATAATAGATTCTTTGTCCAATATGCAAGAAATTACGATTTGTAATGCCATTCTTTTGAGCAAGATAATTCTGTGAATATCCAGTTAAATATGAAATACCAGATAAAGTATCGCCATTCTGAACGACACGATAGCGCCCAACATTAGTCTGTGCTGGCTTATAAGAAACTGTACCCTTCTTAACAATTAATCTCTGACCTGGGTAGATCAAGTTGATATTCGCAATGCCATTCCAACTTTGTAATTGACCAGTTGTGATTCCATAACGTTGTGCAATCGTGGAGGCAAAGTCACCAGAACGTACTGTATAGTAGGTGTTAGATGATTGCTTTGGCGTACTCTTAGCTGGCTTAGTAACAGGCTTAGCGTTATTCTTAATTGTACCTTTGATCTTCAATGTTTGTCCTGGATAAATAACACTGTTAATTGTTTTGCCATTCAGCTTGGCGAGTGTATACATATCTAAGCCAACTCGGTTAGCGATTCCCCACCAGCTGTCACCAGATACAACCTTGTAAGTCGTATTCTTGGCATTCGTTTGATTACTATTGTTAGGCGTTGTTGGTTTAACAGGTGTATTGTTTTTAACATCACCTTTACCCATTAATCCAACTAAATCAACACTACCATCGATACCATAGAAGTTAGATCCGAACTGCCACATGGCAATATTATCATGACTTGGGAACCAATTAAAATCTGGAGCAGTTTGTAGGCTCATGGTCTTATAATTAGCAATCCAAATCGATGTACCAAACTTCTGTCCGTATTCTTTAGTATTGATATAATTATTCAAATAGCTTGATCCAGTGTACAATGCAAATTTATAGTTATTTGCTTTAATATAATTACCAAATGTTGCAATAGCATTAGTGTTTGCACTAGAATTACCAGATGCTCCTAATTCATAGTCTAAAGCAATTAGTGATCCTTGTTTTAGACCGACACGCTTTGCATCATTAACAGCCATTTGAGCTGATAGTTTAGCATCATAACTAGAACCACCAAATTGTCCCCAGAAATAACCGCCAACTCTTAATCCAATTTTAGATGCAGCCGCCAATTGTGCAGCAGCCTTTGGGTTTTGGTAGTGATAGCCTTCGCCACCACCATGACCACCCAATTTAGCGATAACACCTTTAACACCACGATTCTTATAAGATTGCATATAAGATACAGTAGAATCCTGATAGCTAGATACGTCAATCACTAAATCACGAGTATTGGCAGCTTGCACATTATCATTCTGTACTGCACTTGCTCCTAATCCAACACCAAGGGCGATAAGTGCTACCGCCATACTTTTCTTGAATTTCATTTTGTACCTCTTCCAAAATATTTACCTCCTTTATTACATCAGTGTACCTTACTTATCACCATATACACTATGCAGTTGTTCTTGAGCTTCCATGAATGCCTTTTCAACAGCGTTACGAATAATTTCTGCATCGGCATTATCAAACCCAAGCGCTGCCAGTCCATTCATTACATACTCAACAGCTTTATTTTGTTTCATTGCACCAGTTAATTTTTCGTCTAAACCTAATTTCTCCGCCATGACTACAGCATCTTTTGCTAATGGTTCAATAGCTTTAATTAAGTCCAACGCCTTTTGATTACCTGCAAATTTCTTAGTAATATATCCAAAAACTACAGGAATTGCTAAAGCTGCAATTGCTACAACTAAATCTGTCCAATTTTCCATCACGTCATTACCTTCCTTTACTTGACATAAGTTATTTTTAATTTGGGCTTTTTAGACCCACCTTGACTACCATACATATATCCATAATAATTTAGTCCCATTGATTCAATATGAGTAGTAAAGCCTTTAATCTTGTTATCTCTTAAATTATCCCCAACCCAATTAGGCAGTGTTATCCAACGTCCTTGATCACGAGCAGTATACCATTGAGATTTAATATTATAATGGTTTTCGCTAAATCTAAACTGCCATCCATTTGCATTATGTGTTCCTAGGTGTAATTCTCCGCCAGCATAATACCACCAATGTTTACAGTGTACATACAGCTCAACTTTTTTAATTTTTGAACCATTTAATGCACTTCTAATAGCACCATCATTGAAACCAAACATACCACGTTGAATACCTTTATCACCTTTAATTGCCATATCTGGATTACCGAATCGTCCTTGATATAAGGCATTGCCATTAGTTTCACCACCAACTGGTTTAGCAGTATTATATTTCCAACTAGGTACACCCCAACGATCTGCACCTTTACCCCAATATGATTGAGACCAAGTACAGTCCCATTGACTCACATAAGTTTGTTCAGAAACAGTAACCCAACTACCGTTCCAAATTCTTACTTTTGCTGGTACCCAACTATGTCCATTCCATATCTTAGCTGCATGTCCAATATTTACCCAACTTTTGCCATTCCATAATTTTATTCCTCTTGTCATAGTTTCACCTAGAATCCAATCCAAACAGAACCATATGGAGCACTATTAGGTTGTTCATCCTGCAAATAAAACCTACGGCTCTTATTAAAATATGGAGCCTCATAGAACGTTACGGAATTGTGTCCTTCATTGTCTCCAACCTTGAGAATCTGGTTATTTCTAAGCCAATCATAGAACACCATAAATTGTTCATCTGTTCTTCTAATTATTCCAACACCATTGTCTCCATTGCGTTTAAATCTAATTTGGTTTTCTACTGGGCCATCCATAATTAAACCATTTGTCGTGCCAAAATTACCACCTGGAGTAATATAAGTTTGCCAATCATCTTTACCAGAATGCTCAAACAAAATAGCTTTGTCACTTGCTCGTGTACGAATACCACCAATTTGTTTGCCATTGCTATTAACCCATTTTACAGATTGGTCTGCATTCATTGTTATCTCATTAGAGATTATGACATCGCCATTGAATATGTTATTCTGATCACGTCTAGCATATCGATCGCCCTCGACACCATCTAATTTATCTGCATCAATACCAGATCCTTGTCCAGCATTTGCATCAGTATAAACTTGATGTCCATTCACATATAATTTACCCTTGGTTTGCATTTTGATATTATTATAACCATTATCACCAATAATCAATTCATCATTCTTGCTTGCATATGCGGTATTAAGATTAATACCTTTGGAGTTTTCCATATATAGTGATTTATAATTTGGTAAGATTAAATTATTGGACATTTTATTCTTACCATCTGACCTTAAATAACGATCATCGTGATTATGCGAGTTAAATTTAGATGTTAAATCATTAATTGAACTAGTATTAGCAATAGCTTTACTATTAACTTCATTAATTGAATCAGTTAAGCTATTCTTATTATCAGTATTTAATTTGTTTAAAGCACCTAATGAGTCATTAATATCTGAAATGGTTTGCTTTAATTCAACCCCACCAGAAGCCCATGCGCTCTGTTTTGTCCCAGCAACTGTGCATTCTGTAATATTCCCCTTGTTATCTATCAAACGATAGAACACCATATCTGGAGAATTAGGACTACCAATTGCAGTTACTTGTAATAGCACTGGTTTACTCGTATCAACTGAACCAGGAACATTCTTGATTCCTGTTATTGTATATAACCCAGTGACTTTAATAGTCTTAAAGTCTACACCGCTTAATGCTTTACCACGTACATATAAATCTCTTAATGTACCCAAATCTTTTTTGTCGTCGTCAAAAATATGGACAACTTTATCGTTTGTAGAGAAATGTGCAATATCACCACTAGCACCATTGATATGATAATCTGTGCTATGAATTGTACCTGCCATTTTCCACATCACCTCATTCTATTTTAATATGTTCATCAGATAGCTTGTCTGTCTCACTATCTTCAAATTTAGTAACACCACTGATATAATGATCTTTTTCAGTATCTTCTATTACAAGTGAATTATCTCTTGTACTCCCACTAGAACCAATAACAACCAATTCAGAACCATCACCTTTTGTATCTTGTAATATAACTATATCGTCTTTCGATACCCAATCATGCAAATGTTCGGGAAGAATTGTATTTTTTTCGGTACCATAAACTTTAACGATACAATCATAGCCATTAGGATCTTGTACAACGGTTCCAACTACTGTTTTAGGGACATTAATACTCTTGACACGTCCATCTATCAATGCATTAATACCATTAATTAAATCTTGTTGTGACTGTTCAGCCATCAATAGTCACCTCTTAATCTAATAATTGTAAAAAGTGAGTTGACGAATGAAGTGTTGTTGGCATTGTCGTGCCCACCATTAATGGGTTATATGGAAACCAATAATCACTTGTTGTTGCTAAATCTGGTTTTTGTCCTGTGTTATCCTTCTGACAGATAAATACCATGTCAGTAGGCTGCCAATCATCACCAAGGCGAATTGTAACAGCGTCACCGATCTTATAAGCTATAGAACCATCCCAATATCCTTTAAATATTGCATTAAGTCCAATATCGCCCTTTTCACCTTTCCATGCACATTGACGATAATGATCTAGATCTTTGTCGGGTGTATGAGAACTATCAGCAGTTACATCTTTGATAACTAACCATAGGTTTCCTTCATATCCAATTAGATTTTGACGTTTATACTTACCTGTTGAACTCCAAACACCAACATAACTAAAATCATTAACATATGTGTCCCATTCTTTTTGTTTATCAAGAATATAACCACGTACATTTTCATCAAAGAATGTTTCAAGTGCGACCATACAATCAGTTAATTTATTCCATACTTCTGGTGAAATAATATAATCTTGAAGCTCAGCAGTTAATGCCTTAACTCTATTTTGCTCATTATTATCCAGAACTGATTTCATTTTTAGAGTTGTCAGTTCATTCGCAGCATTTACTTTATCTGCTGGAAGATCGAATAATTCTTGAAATGAGTCAACTTTTTCTGGAAATTCAGATCTTGACATTTATTTCCCTCTCTTTCAAATTACCTTATTATTCTATCATAAATTTAGTTTATTGTAAACGCTTACAACATAGATATGACAACGATTATTCATCATATTGAAGCTTGAATCCAATACTGTCAGTAGTAGCTTTTTCGTTATTAAATACATCCTCGGCATTTAATGCACGATTTTCAATATTCATCATTGAGCTTCCACCTATCGAACCAGTGTCAACGTTAGTAATGTCTTCTAAATCATTCCACAATGTCATACTGTTTACTTGGTCAAGCAATTTAGTATTCATTTCATCATTACTATTTGCTAATGGCATAGCTTTGAAGAGGAAGTTCAAATTAACATTTGACTGATCTTTTAATCTCATGAACACTTTTTGAAACTCTTCTTTGCTACCCGATAGATAATACATGCCAGAACACAACAGATAAGCTGCCACATAATCTTCTGACGTACTCGTCCACTTTCCGTCTAACAAGTCCTTGCATTTATCCATCAAATGCTTTTTCTTTGCAGTAGCATTGGCAAATCCAGTCAAAGAACGATATCTTTCTTTAGCTCCATGAGTTAATTCTGCCATGCCTTCTTTAAACCATGTGGGCATAATTGCTGTTTCTGTTACGCCATAATAATCATTCATAACAGCATGAGTCATTTCGTGTGCTAAGACTCTATCGGCATAATCACCGCTGGAACGACCCGTGTCACCTGACTCGCTTTGAAAATTTAATGATTCAAAATCAGATATATCCAATTCAAGGGTCTGTGTTTTAGTCGTATAGTATCCTTGAACAGCAGCTTGCTCTCCACCAGCACCATTAGACACAAATCTAATCATAATGATGTTATTACCACTACCAGATATTCCATAGCAGTCTTTAATGCGTTGTTCACCAAGGCTCAACCATCCTAATTGTTGAATGCCCTTTTTAAGTGCAGTAACAACTGGAATATCTGCTGTTCCGTAGTCTAGTCCAACATAGTATAGTTTATGAGCAGTAATACTCATTTCACCCTCAACACCGAGATTTAAACTAATACTATCAATGCTATAACGATACTTCTCTTTAGTAGTCGGGTTGGTAATTGTGATAATATCATTCGCATCTAATACATAAATTGGAATAGAAGTAATCGTTGCCTTCTCTTGGAAGTGTGCTGTTTGCCATATTTCATAACGAGCTTTTGCAATACATTGAATATCATTAGTTAGATTAGAGTCTGTATCAACTTTTGTACGTTGTCCTACAGCGTCAATATTAAACGGGTTTTTTGCATCAACAATCTTTACTTCACCCATTGGAGTATAGCCAGTTTTAGTTGATGTTGAGCCATAAATAATAACACGGTTTTTGATGTCTCTAAGATTGTAACTTTCACTAAATGAAATTGTTAAGTCGGCACGGTCTGATTGTGTTGAATCAAAGTCCCATCTTGGTTCAATTTGATCAGTTTCTTTTTGAATTTCAATACGTTTAAATTCAAATTCACCTTTAATGTTATATCCACAAATGTAATCCATATAATAATCACGTAGTTCTTTGATTATATCAATAATATTAGTGCCAATTTCCTTAGTATAATCATACGTCATTACTTCATCTTCTTGGGACTCATCTATCTGACCAAATGAAGTTTCACCAACTAATTCCATCATCATTCTAATCGCTACACTAATTGGAGTACCAGTAGGAATAACAAGTTGATGTTCAAGCGTTGAATTGGCACCATCGCTGTCATATTGAGTCATTTTGTCACTCAACTTGATCTGGATAGAACTATTATCTGCTGCAACACTTAACGTAGTTTCGTCAACCAAAAACGTTCCTAGTAAAAAGTTAACTGGCTCTTGACTTGGACTGCTTAAATCAACTATTCCTTGATATAACTTGAAATATTTTCCATACCATACCACACTATTTTTATCTGGCATTAAATCTGGATCAACTACCATAGTTAAATCACCAGTGCGTCTAATCAATGAATCAGCACTTACTGCAATAGATCCACCAGTTGCTTTACCAGAAATAGTTTGTAAGATATTGCCATTTTCATCTTCAACCTGAATAGTAGTAATAATATTCCTAATGGGTTGTGTATGAACTGATTTGGCTTGTTGGCTTATCTCCCCACCAATATTATCAACGATGTTGGGTAATGTTTTATTATTTTCTTGTAGATTATAATTAATCATATCTGTTGCCAATTAAACATCACCTTCTCTATTTACTCTTTTGTCCAAAACTTGTTTCACTTTCACGTCTTGAATCAGGGTCTACTGGTTCATTGTCCCAATACGTATCACCAAAATCATCAAACGTGTAAATGGATTTACCAGCTCCACCAATTAAACCAGCCTTGTCCATAGTTTCAAAGTCCATCTCACCTATTTCAGTAATATCAAATGAAACATTTGATATACTATCCAGTGTTTCGGACTTAGGTGTAACTTTGATATTGGTTGTAGTAACTACCAAGACATCTCCATCGTCACGTCTGATTACTTTTGCTTTACCATTGTTCAAGAAATTAATGATTTCTTGTCTGTTCATAAGTTCAGCGTGTGGATCAATTTCAGTAGCCACACCATCTCGTTGTTCGTTTGTAATTGGTAGGAACTCAACATTACCTGTGCGATAATTCTGATCACCGAATGAAACTACTGGGAATTTACCATTCAAGGGAACCATTGTCGATGTATTCCTATTATATGTTAAATCACCAAATTTAAAGTCTAAGTCCATTGGATAGTTTGTATCTGCATCACTTACAAAAGTTCCATCGAACTTAACTGTAATAGGTTGACTAATAGCAAGATTCCCCTGCACATCATCAGCCAATGGCAACACTCCATATTCATAAGTTTTACCATTCTCAACAAATCTATCAATCACTGTATACATGTTATATGTTTCTTCATAATCAAATTGGGAAATCAATAACCATTCTGAATTCTGTGTTTGATATTCACGTCGATACATTTGAATCTTTGTGACTTTGTGCCCACTGCCATCAATTGATCCAGCTTCTAGAGAATCATTAAATTTGGCATCCATAATTGTCTTAATTTCCCAACCATCTGGTCGTTCATTGGTTTTATCTATTTCCGTATTGACACTAGTAAAGAGTTCATCATACATACCATCACTCAATGTGACCTCATCTATTTCACTGGTTGGAATTGCTGTATCGTAAACATTTCCATCCATATCTTTACCAAAATATGTGTATCCAACTATCACTCATTAACACCTCCACTATCAGGACTACCATCTGGATCAAGTTCAAGATAGCATTGAATTCTAAATTCTTTTACATAAACATACATATAAAAGTCTTGTAATCCTAGCCCCTTAATTGTATTAGATTTTGTTCTTGATTGAATACCAGTGTATTCTTTTTCAATAGTTACGTAATCATCGTGCTTTACAAATTCAATATGAATTCCCTTTCCCATTGAAGGCGACCAATCTAACATTATTCCATTATGAACATTTCTACACCAAACTTTAAATATGAAATCACTAGCTTTGGCCATACCTAATTTCTTAAAAATCAATGGGTTATCTTTGGGAATAATAACTGAATCATGTTTCCAATAAAGGTAGTGATCATCAGCATCTGTTGGTCTATTTGGAATAAACGGTTTTGCTGGGGTGCCTAATAATTGCTTCAAGAAGGCTTCAATGGTTATTTGTCCTTCTTCACCAGTATTCATCGGTTGAATAATGCCATTGAACGTTGGAATAATAAATTGTGGAACAAATTGATGTTCAGCTTGGAACACTATCCCATTTTGTGTAATTATCTTAATACCTAGATAATACAACTTGCCTTTTGTCAAATTAGCAACAACTTCCTCAAATTGTGTCGGCGCAAGTTGATTTGGTATTCTAACTGGGAAATTTTGAACAATTACGTGTCTTTGATCATAAAGCAAAAATTGATATGAGGTCACTTTCTCATTCTGTTTCTGACTGTAAATGACCTGCATTTCCACTGCGTTATTGTAAACGTAGTTCTTTTTGTCAATTGTGCTAAAAATCACTGTAGGAGTGTCTAAACACATGAATTTAAGCTCTGGACTCCAGTCGGTGTAATTATCGGCATCGAGTTTTACCCTAATTTTAGCTAGATACGAGCTTCCGTTTTTTAGAGTATTGGCTGGTAAAATGTGGTTTTTATCAACGTTAGAAATTTCCTTTTCGTAAATCGGTTGTGAGTTTTTCACATCTTCACGAATAGATAATTGGTTCACAGTTGCAGCTTCTGCACCTAAATATGTGAAACTAAATTTCTTCTCATTCACAGCATCAAAAGTTGATACTAAATTTAGTAATGGTTGAACCATCCTGTGTAACCCCTTTCATTATTATTCATACTAATAATTCTTAATATGTACGCACAGAGATATAATCTCTGTGTTTGTTACTATCTTTTGCCCTGTGCAGACTGTCTAGCAACTTGAGCGAACCCTCTCATGTAATCTGCAAATTGTTCACCATTCTTAACATTAGGAAGAGTAATATCGAGTTGTTGAATTGTTACAGAATCACTTTGAGTTGATGACCTTAACATATTATTGGCTACATTATCCGTACCCGTTAGAATACTTCTTAATTCATTTCCAATAATATCTGCAAGATCTTTACTTACTGTCTTGAATGATTCACCAAAACCTTTAATAATCTCTTGATATGATTGTGTCCCACTGATAGCAGAATCTTTGCCATAATCATTAATTACATCTCTGTTTTGTGAAACATATTTATTATAGGCATCAATAATACCTTCAACAGTATTCGAATCAAAGCCTGGTATATCACTCAAAATACCTTTATATGATTCATTAATCTCAGCCAAACGTTGTTTTGTTTCTTCTGGAGTCAATGACCCATCTTTGGCACCAGATACGACTTCACCAACACGAGTAATATAGTCTGCTTTAGATTGGTTTAAGAAATCTTGATATGCCTTTTTAGCAGTGTTCAATTCTTCTTGAGCTGAATCAATATCTGCTTGGTTAGCAACATATTTCCATTGGAATTTACCATTTTCATCTTTCTCAATGGTTTGAACATTCTTATTGCCAACAGCTGCATCTAGTTTTTGTTGAGCAACTAATACATCAATTTCTTTATCAAGACGATCAGATTCAATCTTAGACATCTTCTGCATACCGTCTAGATATTGAAGTTGCTTATTGACTGTCTCATTCTCTAATTGTGCTGTGGCAATCTTTTGTCTCATAGCCTCAAGAGTAAGCTCTTTATCTACACCAGATATCCATAAGTTATTCTCAAACTCGTTTTCATTCGATGTCTTGCCACCATATACTGCCTTCTCAATTTGTTCTTGAACACCATCTAGAGTGTTCTCAAATTGTGATTTAGTGACATCAAGCAACCCTGTGACGATAGAACTAAGCCCTGATTCATACTCTTTAATTTCTGCTTCTAGCAAATTATATTCATATGAACCCTTTTGGAACCCACTTTGTTCTTTACGCAACCTAGATAAAGCGTCTAGAGTAGCAGCATATTGAGCATACTGTGAATCATATTGTCCACCATACAAGCTATCTAATACATCTTTACCAACATTCAATGACTTACCAATTGAAGCTAAATTACTTAAAGTATCAGCATAATCTTTGTATTTGTTAATCTGATCAGTGATAAGCTGATTTTCATAATCAAATCTAGATTTAACAGCTTCTTTGATACTATTTTGTGAGTTAGTAATTTCAGTCTCATAATTAGCAATTGCATCATTGATCTTTTGACGTTGGTCAGAAGTCAACTCATCACTATTTAACTTGTTTTGCAAAGTTGCTATAGCATCTTGATCAGCCTTAATAATTTCATCATATACTTGTCGTTGCATATCTATCTGTTGGAGAATAAATTGTTGATTTACTGCTTCTTTTTCTTCATCAGTTCGTGCATCTTTCAATGCTTGATTATACGCATTACGAGCTTTTACCATATCTTCTGCATACTTCTTAGAAGCTGCCAGATACTGTGTACTACGTGAATCATCAATATCAACTGCATCAGTACGAGATGAACTCACAGAACTCGTTTTAACTCCGCTAACATTCCCTAAATATCCTTGAGAATATTGCTTTGCTAAATTCAATAATTGAGCATATTTATTTTGTTCAATTTGCAATTGAGCATTAGCGACTTTGGCAGTCTGATCAACATTCTTCTGTGCGAATTTATCTAACGCATCATTCAATCTCTTCTCAAGATCTAATCTAGCCTGAGCTTGTTGTTCTAAACCAGTCTTTTGACTTAAATCAACTATTCCAAATTGACTACTACCCAAATCATTAAAGGTTGTCCCACTTAATAATCCATCTTGAAGATTTTGAACATTATTTTTAAGTTTATCAATGTTTCCATTCAAACTTGTTGTAAATTTATTCAAATCTTCTGTAATAGCACTAATCTTTAAATCTTGGACTTCTTGACGCAGCGTCTCAATCGTATCAATTTGTGCAAGAATACTTGTTTTAAGAGTAGACAGACTGTCATTAATCTTCTTGGCTTGTTCTGGATTACCAAAGTTCATGACACTAAGTTTATTAAATTCATTGATTAGTCTTCCAACATCACCAGAAGCAGATTGAATCTGTGAGGCGTCCATTTGAAGTTTTAAGCGATAATCAGTTGTGCCGATGTAGCTACCATATTTTTCGTAAATGGCATTGCTATTATCAATTGAGGTTGTAAGAATCTCCAATTGACGTTGCAATTTTTCAATCTTATCAGATTCTTGTTGATCTTTTTGCTCTGCAATAGTTTGATTTGTTTGCCAGATATCTGTTTTGAGATTGCTGATCTTAGTATCAATTTCACCCAATGATTGGTAAACGGACTGATACGTGCTTAACAAACTGTCAACCTTGCTTGCTTTATCACCCTTAAACGAAGCAGCGTGTCCAGCGTTAGTGATTTGGTTACCACTTGTATGGAAACCATAACCACGCAATTGACTTAGTACACTACTCATTTGAGCATTATATGACCCACGTAAACTATTTTGATAGTTTATTTGTTTTTGATCTAAAGCAATCTTTTGTTGATTTAAACGAATAATCTTGTTAATATCAGTGCCAGCTTGGGTAATAGCATCTTCAATCTTGGACATTTGAGTGTCAAGATTTTGCCCAGTATACAATTGCTTAGGCATGTAACGCCAATAGTCTTCACTTACACGAGTGTCGTCTACTTCATCACTTGAATCTCTTACCCCAATTCCCATTTGACGAGCTGCTTCATTGACTAGAGGGGCAACCGTTGGATCGCCAGTAACAACAGACATTGATTTAGCTGGATTAGACGTTGTAATACTTTGTGGTGAACCAATACGAACAGATCCATTTTTATGTTTAGTCGTCTTAATGGTAGTCTTGTGAGTTGTGACATTAACTGATTTATCATGAACACGAGCAATTGCATTGGCTAAATTATTAACAGATTTTGTCCCATGTACATGTGCTTTAACTGTAACAGATTTGCCTTTTAGACCCTTAATAGCGCCTTTAAGACTATTAACTGCACCTTTACCAGAAACTTTGGCTTTTGCATGAACAGTTTTAGACTTTACATTCTTAATAGAAGAATGTAATTTATCTACTGAACCCTTTCCAGAAGTTTTGGATTTAACTTTTACAGATTTACTTTTAACACTCTTGTTTGCCTTAGCTAAATTCTTAACACCATTGGCTCCAGAAGCATTTGCTTTTACCTTAACTGACTTGCTCTTGGTATTTTTGATATTACTATGCAAAGTCTTAATATCTTTAGTGCCAGAAGTTTTAGCAGTGACTTTCGTCGTCTTTGACTTAGGCAATTTCTTAAAGCTCTTATTGATACCAGTAATTTTTTTATTGGCATCACTAGCACCTTTTACCGAAACTTTGGGACTAGCTTTTTTACTCTTCAATTTCTTGAAATCTTTATTTATCCCGCTAATTTTCTTATTAGCATCTTTGGCTCCCTTAACTTCTACTTTAGGATTGGCTTTCTTCCCTTTAAGTTTTTTGAAGTCTTTGTTAATACCACTGATTTTTTTATTAGCATCTTGAGCGCCTTTGACTTTAACTGTTGCATTTGCTTTCTTGTTATCAAGGGTCTTCATTTTACTGTTAATAGACTTCAATTTGCTATTAGAATCTTTTACACCCTTAATCTCAACTTTAGCAGTAACCTTCTTGCTCTTAGATTTCTTTCCACCACTAATTTTTTTATCCAAACCAGCAATTTGTTTATCAATACCTTTGGTATCGAGCTTAATTCCAAGCTTTTTAGCTGCATCTTTATCAGACTTTAGCCAATCCTTGTACTGTGATAATTGATTTTTTAACTGATCTTTATTTCCAGCGGTTACAGGTGTTTTAGATAGTTTGTCAAGATTGTCTTTAAGTGTACCAAAATCTTTCTTAACAGTTTCAGCATTCACCTTAATGTTGATTGGGTGCTCTTTAGTGCTTAATGAATTTAACCAATTATCAATTTGGACTTGACTCTTCCCAAAATTATGATTATCAGCTAAGAACTTAACTGTTGCAGTCAATCCTTTAGAATTAACCATCTGTTTTAGTCCCTGTTTGAAGCCTTTATCATAATGGAGGGATGCGCTCAATTGCATCTTCTTTTCAGATGGTAAACTCTTCCAATTAATTGTTAAATCTTGAATCAAGCGTTGGGCATCAACTACACCATTTACTTTATAATCTGTAAGATATTCATCTGGAATAGCATTCAACATATGTTGAACACTCTTAACATTCAAGTTCCCGTTTTTATCTTCTGTAATACCAAATTTAGTAATACGTTCTTTTGGAACTTGTTTCAACCCATCAATCAAATTCTGAATAGAATCAATCTTTTTAGCAGATACAATACCAGTTTTGGCATCAACAAGAGAATATTTAGTTGTCTTCTCATCGGGTATTTCATCGATCATACCTTGTAAACCTTTTAAAGTAGACTTCCATTGTTTACCATAACGAGTAGAGAACTGTGATGTTACACCCAACATCATCTTACCCATACGCCCTTGTTTAGCCATCATATCAATATATGATGTTCCGCCTTTTTCATAAGCCTTAATGGACTTTTCAATAGCCTGATCAGATAATTTAGAACCCTTGAGAATCTCACGAAGATTATTCTCTTGTGCTTCTTTTTGAGTGGCAGAATGCTGTTTTAAGGCAGTAATTGCTTTAGTAGCCTGCTGTCTTTCAGAATCGCCCCATGTACTTTGATCCTTTTTAGCCAAGGCACTATTTTGTTTGCCCAACACGGCTAGTTCTTCTTCTGAAAGCTTCTTCCCATTCTTTATCTTATTCTGAATGTTGCCATAAATTTTATCTTGGCGAGCAGCTTCCATAACATTAGTACCTTGAGCAATTCTTATGGCACGTTTACCAGTTGAGTTTTGGGCACGGTAGTCATCACGAGTGTACCCACCCTTAGCAGAAATGTCAGAAATCTTACCAATTGATTTTTGAACAGTAGATGTAGCTTTTGCCCATGTTTCCTCAAGTTGACGTCCTTGTTTAGAAGCATAGAACGTAGATAGCTTTGCACCATTTTTAAACTCTTTAGTGATTTTGTCTTGTTGGTTTTTAATGTTCTTATAAACTTTGTCATTGTTCATATATGGATTAGCAGCGGCATTGCTTTTAGCAAAATCATCATTAACCTTAGAGCGTGCTTTCTGGAGAGCCTTATTACCTGCTTCCATAGCCTTTTGCAGATTCTTAGGACTAAATACTTTATCTAGGTTTTTGTCAATTTTGGCTAACTTAATAGAAAGTTTGATGGTTTGTTTTTGCTTAATTTGTTTTAAGGCAACATCTAAAGCATGCGCTTGTTCAACAATACTTCCAAAGTTATTAGCAGTAATACGTAAACTTAAATGATTCTTCTTAGCTAATGCATTATATTCTTTCTTATAAGCCTCGAACTCACTAGATGTAAATGCTGCTGGATTACCAGTCTGTTGAGAACGATATTGAACTCGTGCAAGCTTATCATCTAAATCACCATAGGTGTCCATATTTTTAGACACTGTACCATCGAATACAGGATTTTTATGAATACTTTTTGTTAATTTATCATTAGCTTGAACAACCTTATATAATCCACGACTATAATTATCAAGATTGGTCTTAATTGGATGCATAGATTCATTAATGATCTTCCACGGATGAACACCAGCAATTTCTAATAAACCAAATGCAATTGCTGCGACATCTAATGCGACATTAATTCCACCTAGAACAGACATAACGACTCCGCCAATTTTACCAACAACACCTAATGCTCGACCAAGTTTCGTTGTGCTTGTGGCAGCTTTTTCGGTTTCACCAGCAGTTCTACTCATAGTTCCACCTACGCCAGAGCCTATAGAACTTTCAGTCTCTTCTGCAAAATGCTTGCCTTTATATTTAGACTTGCGACCATTGTTTCCGCCACCAAAACCATCTATGCTATTTCTAGCTTCGTTTACTTGTCCTCTCATTCTAGTAAACGCAGCTCCAATACTATCTATCTTACCCACCATAGTATCAAGAGTACCACGTCCGACACTTCTTAGAGATTTTTCAAATTGTCCAGCTTTAGATGTTAAAAGAACGAATCCAGCAACCGCCGCTGTTACGCCAAGCCCCTTCATGAGTCCTTTATTAGCAGTAATTTTTTGTAACACATTCAGTAACTTAGTTCCAGCATCAATAACACCATTCATGCCGTCACGTCCACCACTAATTGTGGTGATCAACTTACCCCATGCATTCTTCAATGCAGCTATATGAAATTCCATAGAATCCTGTTGTTTAGCAAATTCTTGGAATGCAGAACCGCTCGTCTTATTAGTAAGGCTTACTTGTTTTTGTGCTTCACCAGCTGCTTTTTTAGCAGTATCCCAGTTATCCATCATAGCCTGAAATTGTGTAGCCTGTTCCTTCCCAGCGGCATACCATGAAGCAGTTTGCTTATCTGACTTGCTCATTGACTTCCATTTTCCAGCCAACTGATCCATAATTTGCCATGTTGATTTAAGCTGTCCATTGCTACCTTTTAGATCAACACCTAGGCTCTTGAAATAAGCACTACGAATTTTATTCTGCTTTGTTAATCCATTACCCATGTTAGAGAAGTTAATGGAAATAGTTTTAATAGCACGACCAATAACATCACCACCAGCACGAGTACCTTCTTGAGCAGCAGTTACCATACCAGTCAATTGTGAGAAATTAGTTCCTGTACTTGCAACGGATGATCCAGCTTTAGAATAAGCTTGACCTAAATCGTCCATTTCAATGGCATTTTTATTGGCTACCTCGTTCATTGCGTTGATAACATCTTTTGATTTTAGTCCTTGTTTACGGAACGCATTTAAAGGAACAGCCATATATTTGACCATGTCGTTAACATCGACATTACCAACAAAGGCACCCATTACAGAATCTTTAGCTAAACTAACAGACTGTTTCAAGTTATAACCAGCACTAGCCCATTGTTCAACGGCACTAGCATATTCACTAGCTGATTTACCAACTTTGGTGGCGTTATCATAAATAGTGTTACCAAAACCCTTGATAGCAGCTTTAGGAGCATCAACAACTTTTGTAACGGCAGTAACGGCTTTATCAACTTCATTTAATTGCCCAACAATAGCCGTTGCTCCCATAGCAACTGATTGTCCAGCATACATAAGGCTCATATTCCTTAATGATCCAAATGCAGAACTGCTTTTTAGTCTCTGATCGGCTGCTTTGGCAGACGTTTGAGACAATTTAAGAGCATTCATTTGTTTCTGCTCAGCCAGTGCTCTTCTCGTAGCTTGTGTTAGCTTGCCTTCTGCTTCTGCTGCTTTCATAGAAGCTTGATTTCTTTGTCGAACAATAGACAACTGTTCTTTTAATACAGACTTCTCACGGTTCCCGGCATTAATCATTCTGTTCTGAATACGATATTCTTCATTAAATCCAGACTTTAATGATCTAGCCGACGAAGCTTCTGCTCTAGTTGCAGCTGCTGCTTTACGAGATGAAGCAGCCAATTTACTCTGTTCATTCTTGGCTTCTGCAACACTTCTCTTATAATGGTTCATACCGCTTGTAGCAGAACGAGCGTTACTCAATAATTTATCACTAGCACCACGAGAACCAGTTAAGCTTGTAAGTTCACGTTTAGCAGATCCTAATGATGATTTTAATTTCTGTATCTGTTTAGTTGTAGCTTCTAGTTCTTTACCACCTAGATTACCAGTAGCACGTTTAAGATTTAAGCTTCCAAGATCTTTCTCCATACGAACAATTTGTTTTACCTTGTTCTGTATTTGTTGAAGCTCTTCCTTAGACTTCTTTAATCCATTAGTACCAACTTTTAACTGGGTTGGTGTTTCCATATCATGTTTAAGCTTTTCGACATCTTTATTTAATTGACGTATTTGCTTAACCATGCCTTTAGAATCGAAGACTGTTTTGATTTTAACTTTATTGTTCCCAAGATATTTTTCTATCTTAGATTTAAATGAGCGAAGACTGTTCCCATCTGGACTAACTTTAACTTTTACATCAAGATTAGCTTTTGCTCCAGACCACTTCTTACGGAATTCGCTTTCTAACTCACCTTGTGTAGGCATTTTTACCTTTACCCGAATGGATAAATCTTTAGCCAAAAACTTCACCTACTTATCTTTAATTTATTTATGTTTCGGATCCTGCTCATCCGATCTATTACTTTTTCTTCATTAATTCAGAAATTTCTTTAAGTGTTTCTGATGCGTCTTTCTTTTCCATATAAAATTTTGTAGTAGTATCAAGTGATTCGTGATGTGCCAACTCTTTTGCCAACTCGATATTTCCCGTCTGTCCGATTTGATTCAAACGTGACTTACGAATACAGTGAGCACGAAAATCACCAATACCAATAATTTCACCAATCTTACGAATACGAACTGAAATCGACTGTTTACTCATTGCTTGATATTGTCCATGAGATTTAATGTAGAAAAATTCATCTCCGTCAATACCTTGCTCTTCACGCCATTTAAGATACTCAATAATCATTTCTTTTGTGTCATCCATAAATGGAATGGCTACAATCTTTCCTTCTTTTTCACGAATATCTTGGAAACAATTCTTATCTAAATTTAAACTAGATACTGTTAGACGTGATAAAGCACCAATACGACATGCACTATCAAATGCAATATTCCAAATTAATTCATCTTGACGATCATATCTGTTATCTTTATCATGTGGTTCGTGTAGTCTAGTTTTAATCTTGTCAATTTCTGGTTGGTGTAAGAAATAAACCGAAATGCGTTTCTCATTTCCAGCACCTTTGATACGATCTAATTTATTGGCAAATGGATGTGCTTTAATTTTGTCACGTTTAACTGCCCAGATATAGAAACTAGACACAGCAGACAATTTAGTATTGATGATCTTCTTGCCATTGCCTAATGTGTTCTCACAAAAGGACATCCAGCCCTCCATAACATCAACAAAATCATCTTCTAACACGTCTTCATCTAGCAGATAGAAGTTATCTTCGTTCTCAGCGATATAACACATAAATTGGTTCATATATGATTTATAAACTTTATACGTTGTATCTTTTACATCACTATTTGCCGTTTCACGACTACGCAAGTATCTTTCATATATCTTTATGTTCTTAGGGTTTACCTTAGACATACGTTCTTTTGTCGCATATCTTTTAGATTTACGACTACCTTGCATTTGATAATTTAATCCTTCTTTATGTTCCATATTATTTCTCTTCTCTTACTTTATTTAACCTACCATGACTTCAAAACCTTGTGCTCTTAATCCCTGAGCAAGCATCTCTGGTAGCTTACTTTCCATTTCTTGTCCTGCACGATCCATATAGTGTGAACCTGGATTGTTATAGATTGGACTTCCAAATGCTCCTGTATCTAAAACATGAACTAATCCTTCACGAAAATCATCGCCGTGAATATCGGCATGAGCATTCAACATATGTGGGTTAAAAGTCATGTTTAGTCTTGTTGAATCAATATATACTGCAAAACTTGCCACGCTGGTTCCCATTTGAACATCGGTAACTTGTACTGTGTCTGCCATTTCACCAGTCGTAGTATAATATTCAGAATAGATTCCACTTGGATATTCTTGTTCCAAAATGTCATGTAATATGTCTTGAGCTGCTTTACGTACCATTCCTTGCATGGCTTCCATTACACCAACGTGAATCTGTGCAATTACTCGCTGTACGCCCTCATAGGTTATATGTCCTTCTAAATATGTTGCTGCCATGTACAATACCTCCAATCAAACAAAAAAATAGCACAAAGTTTTGATAGCTGTTCTACTACCAATAAGCTTTGTGCTATAAGTCTCCAACATCACTTCGAGAACTTATTCTTGTGGTTCTTCATCGTCATCGTCTTTAAAAGTTTCATTTAATTTTTGAATCTCTTCGTTTACCTCTTCACTCTCACTCTTAGGCTTTACAAGAGATATATTAGATTCTGACTGATCATTTTGAGATTTAGTCTCTAATTCAGACTTGGGAACAGCGTCCTGCAATGCACTCTTCTCTTTCTCAATTTGTTTAAGAGCCTGTGTACCTTCGTCACTATTAACTCCTAAACCACTATATAAATCCATAATTCTATTTGACAATTCTTCACTTGTAAATGTTAAATCTGCTGATTTCAACTCATTTTGAACTGATAAAATCATTATTTTATAGACGTCTGTTACAATACCCGTTAAAACGTGTTTTACCATTGTTAGAGCCATTGTAGGGTGTTCAATAATCTTATTAAGTTCTTCGTCTGAAAGTTCTTCTGGAACTTCAATATCAGTTAATAAAGGAATCAATTCACGCATGACTGTTACACCAGAAATTTCTAGCGTTGCTTCATACTCGTCTTGATCGACGTCATTACCTTCTTCATCTGGGTCTTGATTCAAAGCAGAGATGAAGTCATCAAGTTCCATAATCTTTTCAACGTCTTCATTAGTTGGTTCATAGACTGTTACTTTACCTGTTGGGGTGTCTACGATTGTTCGGATCGTTCGTTCTTCCCCACCTAAACTCGCAATTTGCACCATAATCTACACATCTCTCACTCTCTATTAAAATACAAAATTTTCTCATCATTTTTAATCAATAAACCTATTATATCACTGTTTGTAAGCGTTTACAATAGATAAAACATGAATGTGTTAATCTTGAGTAGGAATACCACTCTGTTTTGCTACGTTTTCTACTGTAACCCTTAAATCCGCAATTTGCTTTGCTTGATCAGCGACAATCTTATGCAAATTTTCTATTTCAACAGCCTGTGTTTCGACAGTTTTTCTAAGATTATCGGCTTCTTTTTTATTTGATCACGTTCATTTTCAGTAATAATTCGTTTCTGGTTAGCCTCATTCAAGTCTGCATTTGTTCTTTTAATTTCTTTAAGAGCTTCATCTAATTCCTTGAACAAATCTCTATTGCTATTTG